TAATTACCGTCCAGATGAACAACTACTAGATGATTACCTAGCAAAACAATGGATTAAAGACTACACTGTTGCAACTTGCAAATATATGCTAGGTGAAGCACGTTCAAAATTTGCTACTATTGCTGGACCACAAGGCGGAGGCCAACTTAATGGTGATGCTTTGAAAGCAGAAGCACAGCAAGAAATGGAAAAACTTGAAGGCGAAGTTTCTACAGCAGTAGCAGGCGGAACTGGCTACACTTTCACAATCGGCTAAAAAAATACTTGACTTTTATAAATTCTTACTGTATAATATTAATATTACAGTTAAGGAATTATAATGATTATTGGTATTTGCGGTTTAATTGGCAGTGGCAAAGACACTATTGCAGATATACTTGTACAAGAAAAAAACTTTGAGAAATTATCGTTCGCAGATAAACTTAAAGACGGTGTTGCTAGTGTATTTGGATGGGATAGACAAATGCTAGAAGGCAAAACTGAAGCCAGCAGAAGCTGGCGAGAAAAAGAAGATACGTTTTGGACCAAAGAAACAGGACGTAGTATAACTCCAAGACTAATATTGCAAGAGTTTGGCACAGATTGTATGCGGCAAGGGTTTTACGACGGTGTATGGGTAAGTCTAGTTAAAAAACATGTATTAGATCATCCACATAAAAATTTCGTTATTCCTGATGTACGGTTTGAAAATGAAGCAAATATGATACACAGTATCAACGGTCAAGTGTGGCGTGTTAGAAGAGGACCTGACCCTGTTTGGTTTAGATTGTATACCGACCTTGGACAAGAACCAACCGATGTGCATGAGTCAGAATGGAGATGGGCAAACGTAAATTTCAACAAAGTTATAGATAATAGCAACACACTACTTGAACTTAGAAGTCGGGTAAAAGGTCACCTTGCTTCCATTTGACTCCTTGTTTCTGTAACAAACGTTGGCAGTTAGCGCATATTGTTTTCAAATTGTTAGGTCTACAATTTTTCAAATCTCCGTCAATGTGATACACATTAAATTGTTCAGAGTGATTACTTTCAAATGCACACTTTTCGCAATAATCTTTTTTATCGTATCCTCTTTGTTTCCACATAGGTACACCGTAATTAACTCCATTTCTTAAACATCTTTCGCACAGGCTTCTATAAAAAGTTTTAGTGCCTTTTTTATAATTTACAGCACAAGGCCGTTGTTTACATTTGCATAATGGACGCATATTGTATTTACCTCACCTTTTCGGCCCCTTTTTAATAGCATATAACAGCTAGGTTTTAAAAATATATGCTAAATAATAATAACAAGTAATGTCCACGATAGGAGAATAACATGGCACTAGTATCCCCAGGAGTACAGGTAAGCGTAGTAGACGAAAGTTTTTATACCCCCGCTGAACCAGGTACAACACCAATGATCTTCGTTGCTACGGCACAAGACAAAAAAAATGCAGCAGGCACTGGTACAGCACCAGGAACAACTGTTGCAAACGCAGGAGTTCCGTATCTACTAACAAGTCAAAGAGACTTAGCAGATACATTCGGAGATCCAGTTTTCAAATCAGATACAAATAACAATATGATACACGGCGGTGAACTTAATGAATATGGTTTACAAGCTGCTTATTCATATTTAGGTGTAGCGAACAGAGCGTTTGTTGTAAGAGCAGATGTTGATCTAGGTGAATTAGAAGCAAGTGCAACAGCACCAGCTGCAAACCCAACAGATGGCACATACTGGTTAGATACTGCAAATACATTATGGGGAATTCAAGAATGGAACGGCGCAAGTGTTTTAAACTCTGGACAAGTTTTCACAAACAAAGTGCCAGTAGTAATTACAGATAGCACAGACTTATCAAACACAGGATCACTAAGCACAAATGGATACTCTGGGGAAATTCCATCTGCTACTATAGGATCAGTTGGTTCATATGCTGTGGTTGCAACAACAACATTAATTAGAATATTTTATAGAAATTCATATGGTACATGGGTTCTTGTAGGAAGTGATGCATGGACAAAAAGTCGCCCAACTATAGTTGGTACTGCGTCTAATCCATCGTTTGCTGGCACAGCGGCTATAACAATAAACGGTACAAGTGTTACTGTAAATAGTTCAGATACAGTTACCGATGTAGCATCTACAATCAACGGTTTAAGTATTCCAGGAGTTACTGCTGCATCACGAGATCTAAAATTAGAAATTTATAGTGATGGTACTAGTTCAGGCGCAGATGACAGTTCATTAGGCGGTCCAGTACTTATTGGCGGCGATGCAACTAGATTAGGCGAGCTAGGTATTGCGGTAGGAACGTATTATCCGCCAGCATTACAAATTGGTAAGCACACTAGCATACCAGAATGGAAATCTGGAGATACGTATACACGCCCAACTGGTTCAATTTGGTTAAAAACTACAACACCTAACTTAGGTGCAAGTTTGATATTGAAAAAATGGAATGACGCAACTAAACTTTGGGCAACTATTTCAACTCCGTTGTATAGCGATAACCAAACAGCATTGTACGAATTAGATCCTACAACAGGTGGATCAGCTTTACTTACAGGCGCAGTTTATGCAGAAACAAATGTAGCAGGAGATACACAACCACTAGCAACTATTAAACTACAAAAGCGTAGAGGAATAGCACCTACAACTATAACAGGTGGTAAAATTGTAGCTGGTTCAATATCTGTAGGAAGTCAAAGTTTTACAATTAGTGCAACAGACAATGGTAGTGCAGCATTTAGTAGTCCAAAAACAATTACAAAAAGCTACACTGGTGCTGTATCAGACGCAAGCGTAATAGCAGCTACAATTAATGGTAATAATATTGAAAATGTTACAGCAGCAGTTGATGCACAAAACAGAGTTACAATTAGTCATGCACTAGGCGGCGAAATTAGATTTGTTGATACTGACGGCGTACTATTAGCTGCAGGATTTACACCATATGTAAGTCCAACAGCAGGAACACCTAACTTAATTTATGTTCCAGGAACTTCTAGTTCAACTAGTCCAAAACAATTTCAAGCAACACTTTGGTCTCCAGTAAACGACTTAGGTACTGGATTCTTTACATCAAGTGCTACAGAAGTTAAAGGATCAACTGCTAACGGAAGACTTTGGTATAATAGCATTGTTGACGAAGTAGACATTATGGTACATAACGGTAGTGAATGGTGTGGACTATTATACGACGGTACATCAGGACAAAGCTCAAATGCAAGTCCATTTTACGATGCAGATGCAACTAAAACTCCAGATGCAGATGGACCAATTGTAAGTGCAACAGCTCCGTTAGTACAAAGTGACGGAACAGCACTAGTGAATGGAGATATTTGGATTAGCACAGCAGACTTAGAAAACTATCCAAAAATTTATAAGTTTAACGCAGATAGGTCAGATTTACCTATTGTAAACAGATGGTTCTTAGTTGATAGCGGAGATCAAACATCAGAAAATGGTATACTATTTGCTGACGCAAGATATTCTGATACAGGAGCAGGAAGCACTCCGGCATTAATATCAGAATTATTAGTAACAGATTATGTAGATCCAGATTGTCCAGATCCAGCATTATATCCAAAGGGTATGTTGTTATGGAACCTTAGACGTTCAGGATTTAATGTTAAGAAATATGTAAAAAATCATATTAGTACATCAGGAAACAATATACGTTACGGTAGCGGTACTGGCGAATCTATGGCAAGTTATTTTGCAGATCGTTGGGTTACTGAAAGTGCTAACCAACAAGATGGTTCAGGTACTTTTGGACGTAAAGCACAGCGTAAAGTTGTTATACAAGCGTTACAAGCACTAGTTAATAGTAATCAAGACATTAGAGATGATGAATCAAGATTGTTTAACTTAATGGCTTGTCCAGGATATTCAGAACTAATTGGCGAAATGAAATCATTAAACTATGACAGAGGCTTAACAGCATTTGTACTTGGTGATAGTCCATTCCGTTTAACCAGTGATGCAACATCAATTAACAACTGGGCAACTAACGTAAACCTTGCAGTTGAAGATAATGATAATGGGCTTGTTACATCTGATCCATATTTGGCTGTATACTATCCAAGTGGATTTACAAGTGATAACTTTGGTAACAATGTTGTTGTTCCATCGTCACACATGATGATGAGAACTATTGCACTTAGTGATCAAGTATCGTTTCCATGGTTTGCACCAGCAGGTACAAGACGTGGTGGAATAACTAACGCAAGTTCAACAGGGTTTATTACTAGCGAAGGCGAATTTAAATCAATTGCACTTAATGAAGGTCAAAGAGATACACTGTATCAAAATGCAGTTAATCCTATAACATTTATTACAGGTGCAGGTTTAGTAGCTTTTGGACAGAAAACAAGGCAACTAACAGCAAGTTCATTAGATAGAATCAACGTTGCAAGACTTGTAATATACTTACGTAGTCAACTTAACACACTTGCTAAACCATACTTGTTTGAACCAAATGATAAAATTACACGTGACGAAATCAAAGGTGCAGCTGAAAGTCTAATGCTTGAACTTGTTGGCCAAAGAGCACTTTATGACTTCTTAGTTGTATGTGATGAGTCAAATAACACCCCAAGCAGAATTGATAGAAATGAATTACATTTAGATATTGCTATCGAACCTGTTAAAGCAGTTGAGTTTATTTACATTCCGCTAAGACTTAAGAATACTGGTGAAATTGCAGGATTGTAAAAAATGA